ATAATGGCAAACCTTACACAATTAACCTGGACCATTTAGAGACTAAGAATGAAGTCATTCGTATAGCAATGGATTGGGCCAAGGCTGATGCTGAAGTAAGGGAATGGACTACCACCAGGCAAGAATGCCAGGAAGCATTAGAACTTGTTATGGAACAAAACGATGCTGAAATGGCTGAGATAGGGGAGTACAAAATACTTCATCCTATCGTCAAAAGAAAAGCACAACCTGAGAAGATCGTGCCGGCCAAGGAAGCATCTTATTACAGAAGATTTAAAATAGAAAAGAAGGAGAACTAAATGTCGTTACCAACTTTAAATCCAACCAACATGACTGAAGCTATGGAGTTCTCAAAGTTCATAGCGACATCATCACACATACCAAAAGACTTCCAGGGTAAACCTAATAATATCCTGGTGGCTATTCAGTGGGGCTATGAGATCGGTCTAGCTCCTATGCAAGCTCTTCAGAACATTGCTGTTATAAATGGTAGACCTTCACTATGGGGAGATGCATTGATAGCTGTCTGTAAAGCTCATCCTGATTTTAGAGGTATCACTGAAACATATATTGAAGAAGAAGATAAAGCTGTCTGCCAGGTTAAAAGAAATGTGCATGGTGAGGTAGAGGAAACAACTTCTGAATTTTCATATAAGGATGCACAGCGAGCCGGCTTGACTAACAAACCTGGTCCTTGGAAGAACTATCCTAAAAGAATGTTACAACTCAGGGCCAGGGGCTTTGCTGTTAGGGATGCTTTTCCGGATGCCATCAAAGGTTTGATCACTGCCGAGGAAGCTCAAGATTATCCTGAAAAAAAAGAGCCTAAGAACGTCACTGATAGCAGTAAGAATACTGATGTGATTGATGATATCAAAAACAAGGTTAAGTCTATAGAGAAGGCTAAGACTGACGTTAAATACATAATGCATTTTATTGGGCCACATGAACCTATTGTTTATGCCAATGCCAGTGATTTCATCATGAAGTTTGTAGATACATTATCTCAAATCGAGAAAAGCAATAACAGCCAGGACAAAAAAAATATTTTGTTCAACGATCTTAGACAAAAAAATATGGATGAGATTGCCAAGCTTAATTCTTTAGAACAATCAGAAATAGAAATGGAAATGGAGAAGTACTATGTCGCAGACAAAGATACCAATGACTAAAAAACAAAATCAAATTTTTCATTTCATGAAAGACTACTATCAAGAAAAAGGTGAGATGCCTATGCAATGGGAAATAGCTGAACACTTTAATATCGTTGCAATATCAACAATACAATTTCATCTTAAAGGTATGCAAGAAAGAGGATGGATTAAAAAACTACCTGGTCGTAAAAGAGCAATAGCTCTAGACCTAGATGGCCTTCATCCTATCAATTAATCTCTCGGCTCTTGCTGTTACCTGGTTGTACCAGCGAGAGTCTTTCATCTCCTCACTAGCCTTCATCCAATCTCTAGCATCGACTGCCTTCTTCATATTATGAAACCTGGACAACCTGGGCCTACCCATATTGAACATCATGTTAGCTATGATTTGTTGTGCTTCTTCAGGCAACTCATCAAAGTCATTGTATAATAATTTACATTCTTCGATTGTTACCTGGACATCCTTATCAAACAATTCATTTACACGATCATCAGATATGGTTGTGCCAACCGGCTTGCCGTACTCTTCATCCCACTCGTTTATCAAATGTCCGATTGCACAAGTAGGTAAATTTAAATGATCAAGATAAACAGAATTGACACAGCCCTCATCGATCCTGAGTTGGTCTCTAAGCTTTTCGATATCCATTAGGCAGTGGCTGTTTTCGGTTTCTTTTTCTTAAACATTCTAAGCTTTGCAAAATCAGATTTTTCCATCTTCTTTTTATTGCCTGACATCTTTGCAATTTTCTTTTGTTTGTTTGAGTAACTTCCATAACTTCCTGGCATGATCTTATCCTTTCTCTATGTTAAATCTTTATCTGCCTTCCTTGCTCCACCTTTGCCAGTGACAAAAGATCGAACTCTTCCCATAGCCCAAGCGTGAGATGACACCTTGGGCCTACTACCTGAAGAATAGTATGCTCCCATACCTCTCTTGTAGACTTTATCTAATGTTGATTTGCTGTACCTCGATGCTCCAGGGATACTTGAATACTTCATCCTTTACTCCTTTGCTTACTAATTCTATCCATCATGGCTGGTGTCAGTTTACCTTCTCTATATAACTTAGCAGTCCTCTTGATCTCAGCTTCTCTTGCTGAAGGGTTCTTTGCACCAGCTACATACTTTACCGGAACACCTTTTTTAGTCTTAGGAACTTTGGCAAACTTTCGTTTGAACTTTTCTTTAGGGTAGGGCTTTTTCATTTTCTATCCTTTCCCTTTAGACGTTCTGCCGTTCTCATTCCAGCAAGGCCTAGCATTCCCATCAAAACCGGTAGCATAGTTGCTGTATCAGCCTGGGGAATAATAATTCCAAACCCAGCACAAATAGGACTGACTAGAAAATTGACCAGGAAACCCAGCACACATACCCAAGCTGTCGCTGGTCTCCAGGATGACTGAAACCAATTACCTTTTGCTTCTGCTTCATTAACTTTGATTTGTGCCAGGGCAATCTCTTGAGCATGCTTCTCAGACATTGTTGCTATGTCATGTGCCAGCTTTGCCTTCTGATCTGCATCAGGTATAAACTTATCTAGTAAACCAGTGACTGGTCCTATCAATGCTTGTAACATTCTAACCTCCTTTTAACACTTCATTCAAACCAAAACCTTCAAGCAAAATTAGAGTAAAAAATAATAACAAGATTCCTCCAGCTATAAGTTTCCCACTAAAGTTTGTTGATCCGATTTTGATTGCCACGAACTCATTACCTAATATTCGTAGAGACAACTCAAAGGAATTATCACTTACCTTTACACTGCCCCAATCTGATAATTGTTTTTTATCAGTCATTACTTTCCGACTTTCTTTTGTGCTAGTTTGTGAGCTTCTCCGAATGACATTCCCTGGATCATCTTTGATCTCATCAATCTCATATGCTTAGATGTATGATGCTTTGAATGTTTCTTCATCGTATCTTCCTGACGCTTAGTAAGTTCTTTTTTATGTTTCATTAATAGACCCTCACTTTTTTTGGATTAACCTTTGGAACTAACTTGCAAATACACTTGTAAGTTTTCATGCCGTTCTCAGTTTGTAATTGCTGTCCACTTAATTCCTGGGAGTAGTAAGTGCAATCGTTCACAGATTTAAAATAAATAGACCCACTTGATACCGAGCCGAGCATGCATGTCAGAATAAAGGCTGTCATATGAGACCTCTTTTTCTAGCAATGATTGCCAGGACTGTAATGACACCACTGAATAGGGCAGTAATCAAAATACCTAAAACAACTTTTAAAATTATATCCTGGATTTTTTCTGATCTTTTCTTTCGTGCAATAGCAGATTCTTTTCTTCTTTTCCTAGCTTCTGCACAATGAGCAAGGTAGTCATTATATAAATTTGCACGGCCATATAGTTGCATGAACTCTCTCAATGTTTCTTTCTTACGTCTAATCTCCTCTAGGGCCATGAACTCTTCCAGGTCATTATCTTGCTTACCTAAGAAGTTGGTCCACATACTATTTTTTCTTTTGTGAAGGTCTTGCTGAAGCTGATCTTCTGCACCTACAAATTTAGCTATGGCTGAACCAGCAGATGTAAGTTCTCTACCATTTTCTATAGTCTGTTTAATTATTGCATAAGCACCATTAGCTAATGCCAATGCTTCAAGCATTTCCTCACCTCACTAACAAACCTATTAAAAGTAAAATTATTGAACCCATCCCAGCATATAAGCCGTTCTCCAACCTTCTTAATCTAGACCCTAAATCTTCAATGATTGTTTTCAGACTGTTAATTTCACTTTGTAAGCTTGTCATTGTGGGTTTGGACATTACTCTTTAACTTCTTTCTTAGGCCTACCTTTTTTGACCGGCTTTGGTTTTTCTTCTTGTGCCTGGGGCTTTGGTTTTAATTTTGGATTTAGATCATATAAGTGTGGCATTATCCTACCTTTGAAATTTCCATTGCTTTTGTTGTTTCATCATTACTTAGTGATGTCTTTAATGATTCAAGATATTGTTGCTGTAGTATATTGGCATCTTCAAAAGCATCTTTGAGATCATTGCTTTGCTTCTGATACTTGGCAATCTTACTTACTAATCTTATCTGCTCTACAGACAAATCTTCTTGCTTGTATTCTTTGCCATCAATATTGATTACCTTTGATTTTTCAGTCATTAATCTGCTTCCTCTATTGTATTGCCTTCATCTAACCATTTTTGGATTTCTATATAGTGTCTGTTTTTTGTATCTACTGGCACACCCATTTCAATTCCATCTATAGTAGCTACTATATCTTTATTTATTATATCTGCTCCTATTATTGTATTACGATATTTGGCTTTTGTTACTATCATTACTATCCCCTATAATTCTGCATCAAGTTCAAAAAGAGCAGCACTTGCTCCAGCGTCCATATTATGCCACCTATATAATGTTACACCACTTGCATTGCATCCTGCTGAAAGACCAGTCATATTAGTAGCTTGTAGAGACATGGATACACTAGTTGCATTAAAACCAGCTTGTCCATTTTGTATTCTTGGTGTTCCTCCAGATTGTATTAATGTAAATCCAGTTCTCATTGGAACTGGCACATATCCTAATCCAAACCAAGAACCAGTTGTATTTGCTATACCACCAACACCAAAAATATTTGCATAATTTGCTCCACCAGCTCTAACATAATACCTTTGACAGTCACGCAGTTGGTCAGCAAATTTTTTAAACTGAAAAGGTGTAGCAACCGAACCTTCCTCTAATTGTACTCCAGTAACACCCATAGTAAATGTACTTGTACCAGAGCATAAAATATTAAGTTGCAAACCATTCAATCCACCTGATGGTACAGTCCATGATGCTGTATATTTAACCCAATCAGATGTAAGATTACCTAAGTTTTGCTCTGATATTGTTGTGCTTGAACTCCAGTTATCTGCACCTCCAGCATACTGTAAACTAACAAATAAGGTTGTTGCATTAGATANATTCTTAGCAAAAAAACTTGCTGTAACTACTTTGCCTGATAAGTGTTGTACGTTTTTACTTTCAATTTTTTGTAAAATTATTGGATTACCTGATGTAGCACTTACAGT